TGGAGAGTGATGGTGTATGCAGAAAGTATCAAATGAATACAAGGCAAGCATGAAAAGCTCTCTGAGAGAGCGGTCATACATGATGATTTCATTCGGTCTGGTAAATCAGGAAGCACAGGCCAACGCAACCGTCATGGGAAACAATTTTGCCTATTACTCAAAGCAGACCGGCTTATTCGGTCAGCGAAAAGAGGACACTGTATATGCCACACTCGAACATGATTTCACAAAGGTTGACGGATCTATGTATTTTCTTCCAAGAGAGAATACATCCGGTAACTACTACGACACAGGTTTGATAAGCAAGCCTCTGATTCCGAAAAGTGGATATGAGCTACTTATCGAACTGAATGTTGTGGCAACAGACATTAAAGGCCTGACTATCAATTTTGGAGAGGTTTACCCTACACGTTTTGATATTTTGACAAGTAGCGGTCAGCGAATAGAGATTACAGACAATGATATGTCAGAGTTCAGTACAGAACAGGTGTTAGAGAATACCACCTATATCAAATTCATCTTCTATGAGATGAAAAATCCATATTCCAGACTGAGGATATATTCAATCCAGTTAGGTTACGGTCTTGTGTACTACAACGAGGATATTATGGATTCTAAATTAGACAGTTACATATCCCCGATTTGTGAGGATGTTCCACAGATAGATTTCATGGTTAAATTGCAGAACTACGATCAGTATTTCAATGTTGACAATCCGAACTCTGCAATCAACTTTTTAGAGACCGGTCAGGAGATGTATGTCTGGTATGGCTATCAGTTGCCGAACTCAGACACCATCGAATGGATAAGAGGCGCAAAGCTACAGTGTAGCGCATGGGAAAGTGATGATTACTCCGCAACGATACGATGCCAGGATCTCTTCCGAAACATGGATGAGGAATATTACAAGGGGTGTTATGCTCCGGCGGGAATCACATATTATCATGCGGCAGAACTGATATTCCAAGACGCAGGAATTACAGAGTATTACATTGACCCATACCTCAAAAAGTCAAAAACCAAAAACCCGATACCAAGGGTAAAACACAAAGAGGCATTACAGATTATTGCCAATGCCTGCAGATGCGTACTATCGCAGAACCGGTACGGCAGACCACAGATAAAATCATCATTCGCTCCTGAGTACGACATAACGTGCAACGGAGAGACAGAGTATTCCCATGTGCGGAATATTAAGAGTGAAGTGGCAAAACAGGAATACGCTTCATTCTCTCATAACTACACAACCGTAACTGCGGATATGTATTATCTGCCGGAGAACCAAAACAAGGCAGATAAATACACAGGATATATTTCATTGCAGCAGTCTGGGAAAGATTGTCTGTTTGAACAAAATCCGATTATTTATATCACGCAGGAAACCGCCTGTATGTACTATGGTTTGCAACTGATGTTCGGATCTTCACTGCCGGACGGCATCATATTCAGAACTTTCAATGATGGTGCAAAGGTTGACGAGTACGAGATAACGGCAGATATTACCAAGAAACTGATTGTCCGCCACGATTTTGATGATTTTGATTTGATGGAGATTGAGTTCACTAAGACGAAAGAACCATTCAATCGAATTGTTGTAGATTACTTCTCATTTGGCGATATAACGGATTTTACAATGGAAAGGCAGGACATGACCTCTTCTCCGAAATCAATCAAACAGGAGCTTGTTAAGGCGGTCAGAGTGCCATGCTATTCATATCAGAAAGGCACAGCCGAAGAAACGCTCATAAGCGAAGAAACGGAAGTAACCAAAGGAGATGTGCAGACATACTACCTTGGAGATCCGACTTATGACTGCCGGGCAACATTCAATGGGTCAGCATCCAACGTAAGCATCATTGAACGTGGAGATTACTATGTAATGGTTAAGTTTCTGATTACTGGCAAGTACCAGTTTGAAATTATAGGACACAGATACAACATTGTTGAGCAGTATGCCACAAAAACACTTAATAGCAGAGGAAAGACCATCACATGGAAAAATCCTCTCGTAAGCGATATGGAAACAGCAAATCACTTGGCAGACTGGCTAGGAGATTACTATAACGCCGGTATTGAGTATGAGTACAATACCCGTGGCAATCCAGAGATAGACGCAAACGATATTGTGTATCAGGAAAATGCGTACCGTCCCGGATTAAAAGTAAATATCTACCGCCATGTTGTGAACTTCTCACAGAGCTTGTCTGGAAAGGTAATTGCCCGTAGGGTATCAGAAAAATAACGGAAGAAAGGAAGAGGAAAATGGATGGCTATTAAATCTGTTAAAGCTATCGTAAACGGTGTAACTACCACACTCACATACGACAGCACATCAAAGACTTACAAAGCAACACTGACTGCTCCGGCAAAATCCTCATACAATCAGTCAGGACATTATTACGGAGTGCAGATCATCGCCACAGATGAGGCAGGCAACAGCACATCGGTAAATCAATCCGATGCAACTCTCGGAAGCAAACTGAGACTTACCGTTAAAGAGAAAACAGCACCAGTTATCACAATCTCAGCACCTACGGCATCACAGTTACTTACGAGCAACCAGCCTACGATCACGTTCACGGTTACGGACGATGATTCTGGTGTGAATCCAGACACAATTAAGCTGCTCATTGATGGATCTGAAATATCCGGTGTTACAAAGACAAAAACATCATCCGGCTATTCGTGCAGTTATAAACCTACGGCGGCACTGGCAGATGGCGCACATACCGTAGTTGTCAAAGCTACAGACTATGACGGCAATGCTGCTACTCAGAAGAGTGTTTCATTCAAGATTGATACCGTTCCACCTGAGTTATCAGTTACAAGCCCGGTAGACAAGCTCATCACAAACAAGACAACTGTTACGGTTTCTGGAACAACAAACGATGCCACATCCAGTCCGGTTACACTGACAATCAATGGTAGCGCAGTGACCGTATATGACGATGGTACATTCTCAAAGGACATTACCTTAAAGGATGGCTTCAATACAATTACTATCGTGGCGAAAGATGGAGCTGGAAGAACAACCACAGTCAAAAGAACAGTTACTCTCGATACTAAAGCACCAGTTATCTCAGATGTTTCATTGGCTCCGAACCCGGCAGATGTTGGGGCAACCTATGTAATCTCTGTATCGGTAACAGATTAGGTGGTGGCATGGCAGCTAACATATTAGTAAGAGATGTGTCGATAACTCCGAACCCGGTGCAGACAAAAGGGAAATACACCATTTCTGTATCTGTTGAAGAACTAAAAGGGTTCTCATTTGTCGGCAGCTATGTTGGCTCCTATGTCAATATATCGGATAAGGAAATTCCTGATAAGTTACCACTGTCATACGTTGGCAGATACACGCAAGGATAGGAGGCGAGGAAGATGGCAGACATAGCAAAGGTTACTGGAACACTTGATGATGCAGAACTGAATTTCTCTCACTCCGTTGGAACGGTATACAAAGCCACAGCAAGCATTGATGGGTCTGAGAAAGACCATGTGGCAGTGGTAACAGCTACCGATTCTGCCGGGAACAGTACAACGGAAACAATGGTTGTTTCTATTTCCGGTTCATGGACTACACCAAAAACTGATTGGTATGGCTATACGGATGGAGACGGTATCTATCATGGCGATCGTTTCAACACAGAAGATTTCAACCGCATCAAAAACAATCTTGCCTACCTTAGAGAAATAGCAGTTGCAATGTATCAGGAGTTCTCTATCAACGATCTTGGAGACGATAGGAGCAAAGACCAATATTTTTACGCAGATGAGATAAACCAGTTGGAGGAAAATATTTCACTTATCGCCGCAAACACATTCAAACCGGATGTTGGAGAATCACCTTTGTACACGGCAAACGGAAAGATATTCGACTACAACGAACTCAATCGTATCGAAAGCCTGATTTTAGATTTGTTTAATCAGCTATTAAACCAATACAGAGGTCGGCAGATGCTTACCTTTAATTTTGGGATAAGGAGGGAGGTGTTCTAAGTGGCGTGGGAACGATTAAAGACAGACTATAAGGATGCCGTATGGTCCGGCTTGCGGAAGTTCATTCCTATTGATAATGGAGACGGAAGTTATTCCGTAAAAGATGTAACCCAGTACACGGTATATGATGAGTCGTTTTTCGGTGCGCTTGACGCAAACCGTATCAACACTGCGGTTAATGCGATCATGGCAGCATTGGAAAATGGAACAGATTTGTATGAGGTATTCACAGAGTTTTTCGAGAATCAGAAAGAAGAGTTCAATAAACAGGCAAATTTGGATCTCGATACATTCAATGTTTTCCTTGACAATCTGCAGGCAACGGCAAATGCGGATGTGGTGCAGTTAAAAAAGGACTACACAGCAGAAATGACGGCATTTGAGAACAATCAGGAAACTTTGTTTAATCAATGGTTCGCAATGATAAAGGATCAGTTGTCAGCGGATGCAGCCGGAAAATTGCAGAATGAAATTAACGATGTGGAAACCCACATTAGAAACCTTGCAGTGAAGATACATTTCAGCGATACCGTTGGAACCGCTGCTGCAATAACTGTACAAAATGTAACATCCGGTAACAAATACATCGTTACAGATTTTACTCAGCCGTTATACCTGACTGAGGCCGGAGAATACACCATAAGCATTGCGAATGATAACTACATGATCGCACCAAAGACATTCTCAATCAGCAATGCAGATCTTATGACACATAAGACTTTCAGAATCATGGACGGAAATGGTTTGGCATTTGTGGACGGATTTGTTGGAAGCTATGTAAATAAATAACGGAGGTAGACAAAATGAGAGATTTCCCTAAGAGACTTGCAACCGCCGAGGACATTAGAAATTGTAAATCCTTGGTGGATGATGGCGCATTTGCAGCAAAAGACCTGTTGGAAGCCATCGAAGATCTTGAAAGCATGAATTATCTTCATTGCCCGGTTCTTGCGGTAGGAGAGGATAAGAAAACTGTTACCATTCACTATTGCGCTGAGGCAAAAGCAAATACAAAGGCGATTGTCGGAAATAAGACGGTAACAATCACAAACGTAACACATGAAGAGGGCGAACCGGATGAGATTACAGGAGAGAAACAGTTGGAAACGACCGTTATCTCCACATCCGCTATGGTATCTGTGGATGCAACAGAAATCGCAGTTACCGCACCATACACCATTTACGAAAGTCTCGGCATGACAGCCGAAGAACTGAATCAGATTAAGGAGGAATTGGCTAATGAGTAAATTCTACGGTTATGATGAAGCAATGGAAAATGACATTGCGAAGATAACCACCCCGAAACTTGCGCTTATGTCCGATGTTGTTGCATCTGACAAGAAGTTTATCCGCATGGAGAACGGTTCCCTTACTGTTATCGCAGGAGTTCTGATTGCGGTAGGTAATTCTGTTTTTAAGACAGAAAAAACCACTCTTACAGCGAGCAACTTGGACGGAACAGCAACTAAGTTTGAGGTGGGAAAGGACTACTGCATTTATATCTGTGATCCTACCGGTGGAGATGCCACAAACTTTGCCACAGAACAGTATCGTATTTCCCTTAATACGACATATCCAAACGGTTATACGGCAGTTACATCAAGAAAAATCGGTGGCTTCCATTACGGCGTAGTCAGAAAAACAAATAGTTCCGGTATTCCAATCAGCGCATCAGGCGCGGCATTAGGAAGTGGATGGGAAACAAACGTAGCGGAGGGCATTGTACCTAATTCCGTTTGGACTCTTCTCCACAGACCTACTTGTGATCCTACCGGAATGGTATTCATAGGACCGTTCTGGGGCGATATTTACCTTTCATCCGATAACGGAGCCAGTGGTTTGCAGAGCAAAAAGGGTGTTGTGCCGATTACTGGAACAGAGGGATTGAACTGGTATATCGCCAATGAGAGAGCTATGAGAGTAGGAAAAAGACTTCCTACCTACGCTGAGTTCTGTAAGGGTGCATACGGATCTCCGCATGGAGAGGATGGCAACAACACTTACGCATGGTCTGCGACCTCGAATACAGCAAGAACCACTTGCGGAAATGTTAAGAACGCTGTTTCTGCAACGAACGTTCGAGACCTCGTAGGAAATGTCTGGAAGTGGTTGGATGAGTTTATCCACGATCCGACAGGCTCATCTTGGAACTGGTATGACGTTATGAGCGGTCAGAAAGTTGGCCAGCTTTACATGGCCAACAACACTGGCTTGC